AAATCCACAAGGTAAGACATTTCGCAAATGATATTTCTTTTAAGCTTTAGCATATTGGCGTTGCCGGAATTAATTCCGCTAGCATCCAATAAATCATAGGCTTCTAAAATATTGGGCATTCTATATTTAAGAACGCCCTTTGATGTTTGTATCTCTTTCATTTTTAAACCTAGATAAAGTTAACGTAAACGTCTTTGCTGGACGAAGTCACATATCCCTTAAGTTCAATCTCAACTTGAAGGAACGAATCCCCTGAAGTTTTGTATGAGCTTACAGTTGCATTTCTAAGGTATGTGTTAAAGCATTTACCAGCTACCCAGTTTCCACCAGATTTAGGGCCTGCATTGAACATTGCCGAGATACCAGTGTTCTTTAGAAGAGCGTCTAGTAAACCAACGTCATATTGCTTAAGAACCGCTGTCACTGACATTGTAGCTGCTCTAGCCGTAGGAACCTTTTCAAGTACTCCTGAAGTTTCACAGATACAGTCAACGTCTTCAACTGTTTTAGAGATTGTTAATGATACCGATTGAGCACAGATGCAAGCATTGTCTGTTTGTGTACCGATGAATAACTCAGAACCCTTGATGATAATTGCATCAGCAGTATCGTAAGAAGGAGTTAGGCCAGAAGTATAAACTTGAGCATTGTCAGAAGTATATCCAACGACTCCACCAGCACCAGTTTTATCCGCAGCAGTTGTAAATCCAATCTTTGTAGCGATTGAGTTTGCAGTGTTTGCACCAGTGTTAAAAAGTAGAGATAAAATAGTGTTCGTAGGTGAAGTGATTACAAACTTACCAGTTGAGTTATTGTAAACGACTGAGTAAGTCTCAGCGTTAGCAGCTTCTAGAGCAGTTTGAATTGCAGCCGCTAGATCAATCGGAGTCGCATAGATACCTTCTGCAACAGAAACCGCAAAAGTACCAGTGTCATCAGTAACATCTAAAAACTTAGCTGAAGCTGTGATCTCCATTGGATTGTAGTAGTACTTTGTTCCTTCGAATGAGAATGAAACTTCACCAAATCCGTTAGCATCTGCAGTGATTGAAGCTTCAGTAACAGTGTTTCCAGCAGAGACCTCTTTCGCAAATCCACCACCTAAATACTTAGTCGTTGAAAATGTAGGATGTCCGTTCGCAACGGGCGCGTAGAGTATGCATTTTCCCAAATTTATTGTGGCTACAGGAGCTACAGTTAAAGCAAAGTTAAGAGTTAAATCATCACCAGAAATGCTCTTCACGTTTCTGATTGAGTAACCAGATCCGTTTTTAATTAGTAAAGATTGACCGGGATAGAACAAAGAACCATCAGCAACCTTAATCGTTGATGTTGTTGATCCTGAAACTGTAGGATATTCAGTCGGGTTAGTTGCCTTATCACCCATAACTGACTCATACATAACACCAAGCTGAGGTGCCTGACCCTCTACACCTGAGTGACGAAGATAAGCTGAGTGAGAGCCTTCAGATGATTCCTTTCCTACGAAAGACTTAGCTGCGCCAATGTCATTGAGAAGTTCGTCAGAATCAAGTGATTCAGCGGTAAAGTTTAGAGTATTACCTGGTCTTAGTGGAACGAATTGATCTCCAGCATCAGGTGACTGATATTCTCCGATAACTGGTTCCTCTTTGATTGCGAAAATTGTCGCTCTTTGTAAACCTACTGACATATTTGACTCCTTATAAGCTCTCTATAATATAAAATTGAAAGGTCGCAGTCATACTTAAAAAAGACTGTTTCCCCGATAATACTTCTTCAACCGCTGAGACTGAACCTATATCAACCTTAGCAATATCGTTTGGAACTCCTAACTCATTATAAGAATAAAAGAGTTTCTGCAATCGACCAAGAAATTCGCATGGCTCAATTAGAGGGGAAAAATACTTTCTATTTAGAACTTGAAAAGCAACGTTTAATAAAAGCGACTGCTTACGAATACGCCAAGTCTTTGAGTGCAAGGATTAAGTTAATGGTTGCTTCAGGCGATTACGATAAAAAAGAAGTTGAAGACTTACAAGCTAAATTAAAAGAGCAACGTAAATTAATTAGTACCTCAGGCAACGAAATTTCTTACATAAAGAAAAAGCACCAAGTAGAGGAGCAAAAGAAAGAGGACGAAGCGCACAAGAAAAGTGTTGATGCTGGAAAAGAGGCAAATAAAAAACGAATTGAAGCGCAAAAAGAATACGCTAAAAACCGTATTGAAGTTGCCCGAATGATTGAAGATGCTAACCTCGCTTTAATGGCAGAGGGCGAAGCAAAAGAAATAGCTTCTATAAAACTAAAGTACAAACGTGTAATTGAAGAAACAGAAAAAAATCTAAAGTACACTGATAACGAAAGAAAAATAATCGTTAAACAATTAGCCGACCAACAAGCGCAAGAACTTGGAAACATCGAAAAAGCTAAGCAAGAAAAGTTAGACGCTTTAACGAAAGAACAACAAGAAAAAGAAATAGAAGCATACAACGAATTTTTAGAGCGTTACAACACACAACAACAAACTATTTCTAATGCTCAGTTGAGTGCTGAAGTACCGCCACCACCACCCGAAGCCGAAGCACTTGGATTACTTAACAATGCTTTAGCCTTTGCTACGTTAGTTAAGATTTGAACGATACCCGAAGCGTATTGTGCTATCCCTGCACCACCTGCTGTTACCGCATTTAATGGGTTCGCTTGAGACATTGCAACGAGTGAACTAATAGCCTTTGCAGTATCGATTGCGATTTGAACTAAAGCAGTAGCCTTTTGGAATTTCTCGAGTTTCTTTTGGTCATTTATGAATATATTTCCAAGTTGAGAAAGTCCCGCGTTTATATCACTTGCAAATTGAATCTTTGCGTCACGTTCTGCCTGTGCATCTGCTATCTTTTTAAGAGCGTATTTCTTTTGTATTTCGGCTGTCTCTTTTCCGATTTGCTCTTCGATTGCTGTTGTATCTTTTTCATACAACTTAGCCTCTTCGATTAACTTAGCATATTTAGCACGTACTGCATTTACTTCTTGTTCTTCAGCACTCAATCGAGAATTAGCAATAGTTTGTTGTTGTGTGTTGTAACGCTCTAAAAATTCGTTGTATGCTTCTATCTCTTTATCTTGTTGTTCTTTTGTTAAAGCATCTAACTTTTCTTGCTTAGCTTTTTCAATGTTTAACAGTTCCGAAGTTTGTTGTGCTTCAAGTTGTTTTTTTATAGTTTCTTTTTCGGTTGCTAAGTATTTTTCATTTGCTAAAGTTTCAGCAATTGCTCTTTCGTACTTTAATTTTATAGTAGCTATTTCTTTAGCTTCGCCATCTGCCATTATAGCGATGTTCGCATCTTCTATTAGCCTTGCAACTTCAGCACGATTTTTAGCATAGTCTAACTGAGCTTGTTTTTTCTTTTCACTTGCTTTGTTACCCGCTTCAATACTTTTTTTGTGTGCTTCGTCCTCAGTTTTTTGAGCGTCTACAACGTGTTTCTTTTTAATGTACTGAATTTCATTGTTTGAAGTAGTCAACAAAGTACGTTGTTCTTTTAATTTTGACTTTAAATCTGCGAGTTCTTTAGCGTCATAGTCTCCCGAAGCAACCATGTTTTGGATTCGCATTTGGTAAGCCTTAGCATAAGCATAAGCAGTCGCTTTAATTAACCGTTGTTTTTCAAGTTCTAACTTGTAAGTACTTTTACCCTCAAGTTGAGCCATTCTAATCTCTTGGTCTATTGCTCCGATTCTTTTATCTGAAGCCGACTTATAAGCATCTGCTTTTTTCTCCTGTGCCTTTTGCGCTTCTTCTGCTGACTTTTGTTCTGCAAAGTTTGTAAGTCCTAACCAATCTAAGAAATCTTTAATTGATTGTACAACTGCGTCAATAGCATCACCAACCGCTCCGAACACTTTACCGATTGCGTTAAGTATTGGTTTAAGTAATCCGAGTTTTGAAAGTAACGCTACAATAATAGCAACAATACCCGCAATAATAGCACCGATTATAAAAATTGGATTCATTAATAGCGTAGCACCAAACGAAACAAAAGCCTTTGCAACCGTTCCAACTGTTGAAATTAAACCTTTTAATTGTGTGCCTATTTCTGCAGGACTAATAGACTTTAACGAACCCGCGAATAGTTTAGCCGATTGAGACGCTCCCTCAAAATCTAAGTCACGTATTTGGCTACCCATTAATCCCAAAGCATTGCTTGTACTTTCAAACTTTGAACCGCTTGAGAATACTGCTACTTGTTCATTAGCATCTTTTAGTCTATCGTTTAATTCCCCCGCTCTTTGTGCGAGTTGTTGCATTTGTTCGGGGTCGGTAGCGTTTGCTAACTCCCCTTTTATTTCTCGTATTTCCTTTTTAAGTTGCTGAAGTCCGCCTAACTTAATTGGAATTTCTATTGCTTGTTGTGCCA